TGATGAAAAAACAGATGAAGAGATTATAGGATTTGACTCAACATTTACAAGGGTTTGTGCAGATTCGGAAGGTATGTACTTTGATGTTGATATGGATTCACTTGAAGTTGGAAGGGTATATAAGCCGGTCCTAAGGGTTGCAGGAAGAGTTGGTGGTACATATGACTATGAATATTTTGACAATAAAGATTATTTCGAGGTAGTATAAGATGGCCATAACAGAAGATATGAGGAGGGAACAAAACCAGGAACAAGGACTAACTAACGGCATGGTCATAATGTCCCCTATAGATGAAATTGAAATACAGGGAGAAATAGACAAGATTCAGGCAAGTGGCTCACTAAATGAAGCCAACAAAAAGTCAAGCCAATCATTAAGGCAAGAAGCAATAAAAAATATACAGTCAAAAGCTGTAGAGCTACCACAATTTGTAAATCAGGCTAGCTTTTTAGGTGTTCCATCATTATTTCAAGATGACTCAAATTCATTATATAAGTTTGATAATATGGGTAGATATTTAATAGACGAGGAAGAGGATACATACCCAATAATAGAAGTATCACCAAAGAATATAGAGTTTGAATCAATGACATTTAGGTCAAAAGTAAATTGTGAAATTTCAGATGAACTTCTTGCAAGCAATCCATTACCAGATGCTCCACCAACACAAGTAAAGTTGGGCTCAAGAAATTTTGAGTGGATAAAAGATGAAGCAGGTAAAAGGTTGCCAAATTCAAATTATTGGCAATGGCCGAACTCACCCTCTCCTGAGGCAGAAAATCTTATAGACTTTACATATGTTTTTTATAAAGATTCTGACCCGCTATTTTTTATATTTGATGCAATTAACTATTATGATATTGACTCGAAGCTACCCGTAAATGAAGGGTTAAAGTATAAATTTTATCTAGATGGTGAATTAATAAAGGAGGGTAACTTTGGCAAGGATGAATATGTACAAATATTTAATGCGCAACCAAAAGACGGAGCAGTACAAACAATAACTGCAGAGGTTTATAATGACTTTGGAAGTAAAAGTGTAAATCAAAGGTTTTTGATAGAAGATAATCAGGCCAGAACAAAAAATCACATTTGGTGCTGGGATGATGCAATAACAAGGCCATCATCGAGGCATGGTGGATTAGTAAGTTTGGACTATGAATCAAATGGTATAAGCTGGAATTGGAAAAGGTCTCTATTACATTTTAGTTGTGAAAACTTTGACGACATACCAGAATACTATAAAGACTCTTGGAAGATAGAAATTAATGTTTGGGCACCAGATTTTGGAATAACAAATAATCAATATGGAAATCTAAACACAGAAAGAGATGATACAGGTAAAAGATTTAGACCTAGAAGGAGAATACTTTCGCTAAGGGAATTACATGAAAGTGAGTTTATGATTTGGGCTGACCCATCTGTATCTTCAACTATTGAGCTAGGAAAAATACCAAGAAAGTCTGGTGGTAGACCAACAAAGGCAACTGATAGCTATAAAACTGGAGACCAACCAATAGAGTTATCTACTAGTAGAAGTATGACAAAAAAGCTAATACCGTTTACAGTATTTGAAGATGAGATAAGCTTTATTCTAAATGACAATCCACAATATCCATTCAATGACTATAAGGAGCCTCAATAATGAAGTTATATAAAGATGATGGCACAAGAAATCTAGATGAATATTCAATACAAGAAAGAGTAGTTCATCTACCAGGTGGAATATGGGAGCCAATATTATCAAGATTTACAGATACCTCTCTTATACTAGGAAGTGATACGCAAGACTTTTTTGTTTTAACTTTATTACAAAACCAGGAACCTGCATATATCTATACAGGAGACTCAGAAGAGATATTTACAGCATTTAATGAAAATAAATTTAAGATAGATATATTAGGTTTAATAGCAGACCACTATGATATAAAGCAGGGTCATTTTACATTAGTTGGTAATTTTTATCAAAGAATATTCAAAAATAGTGTTAACTTCTTAATAACTGAGATAAATAAAGATAGAACAGAAATAAGAATAGAATTAGCATATACAGATGATGAGGAGGTAAACGAAGAATACAAGGAATGGGCAAATAGTGGAGATGAAAGTAAGGATGATATTGTCCAGGAAACTCTTATAGCTTGGTTTAATGTATCCTATGAATCACTGGTTGTTGCATGGAAAAGAGATAAATACGGCAAACCAGAATCAACAATATTAAAGCTGGCACACCCACTATCAGATGAGCTAGCAGAAGGCGATATACTTAATATATATAAGCAAAAGATGCTACCATTCGTAACAGATATAAATGTACAAAGAGATGTTGAGCAGGAAGAGCAATTTAATATACTAAGGCAACCTTCATTTAGATATAATTATTCTGAGCTACCACAAGCAGGAACAGTTGAGTATAAAAGTGAAAATCTATTATTACAACATGCAACAGGAAGTGTCACTCAAAGTATAAAGAATGCATTGATAAGTGAAAGTAGAGACACAATAAGATTAAATGTTGACTATAGAGATTATAAAAACTTTGTATGTTTTAGCTCTGCAACAGAAAGATTAAATAATTTCCAGCTTAAACTTCAACAAATTGAGTACTATCAGTCACAAAGTGATTTTGTATCAACAACACTTACTGGTTTGTCATCTGGTGCATCATCTGCATCTGTTGAGTTTTTGCAAAATAAAGCAATATATGACTCAAAGATTAATGAGATAAAAACAGGTTTTGATGGCTACGAAAAGTATCTATTTTATGAATCTCACTCTGCAGGCGTTGATAGAAATATATTGGACAGAGATGAGCATAGAACAGATATAGATTATGTATCATTTTATAATACAACGTGGCCAAAGACAAACTCTTCAAAGCCATATACATTAGCACCTGTAAATTCTGCTACAGGAACAGCATGGTTTACAAGACAACAAGCTACTGCTAGTCTCTATGACACAAATAACCCACATGAACTTAAAGAGCTATTACCAGACCATATAAAGCTAGATGAAAATAACTCAGATTATCTTTTATTTACAGATATGATTGGCCACCACTTTGATGAAATATATACATATATACGACATATGGGAAAGATTCATAATAGAGATGAAAGTCTCTATGATGGAATGTCAAAGGATTTAATATATGACACAGCAAAGAGTATGGGTTGGACACTTCAACCTGGATTCGACCTAGCAGAACTTTGGGAATATGTAAACGGAACAGATAAAAGTGGAAGTTATATTACACAAAATACAGTAGAATCTTTTTATGATGACTTATTATTAAGGGTAGGTTTTGAAAACGATGATGGTGACTTTACACTAGTTGATACTAGTAAGTATAATAGACCATATTGGGCAAAAACAAAAACTCAAGCTGGTGCAGTAGTATATAATGCTAGTGTAAAAGGCGTAATGTCAAAAGAACCAGGAGCATTTGGAAATGCTGCAATATTTGCTGGCTCAAGTGGCTCTGGTTTGACATATGCAGTTAATGATGGTCTATCTGGACATGAAAGTGACAAGTGGATAGGTTCAGGTAGCTTTGCTGTTTCATTTTGGGCAAAGTGGGAGAATGCGACATTTACCGGCACACAATTCCTTATAGATGCAACTGCTTATGGAGATACAGACAATGATGGTTCAGATGAAGCTTCCTCTGGCTTTAGAATCCTCAGGTCATCCATTGACCCACACAACCTGTACCTTTATTTTACAGATACAGCTGGGAGTACAACAACCTGGGCAACATCTTTCACAAATAGTGAGCTAACTGGCTCATTAAACCACTATGTGTTTACTTGTAATAGAGCAGATAATAGTGCACAACTTTGGTTCAATGGAGAGTTAAAAAATACTAATGCTGCAGTAGGTTCGGGTTGGGACACACCCTTTACATTAAACCCATCTGGTGCACTTGCTTGGGGAGAGCATAATGGCATAAACTTCCCAGGTCAGGGTGTGACAATAGGTGGATATAGTAAGACAGACCCAACTTCTGTCTCCCCCTTCACAGGAAGCTTAGATGATGTAAGAGTTTATGGTAGGGCATTGACGACCCAATCAATACAAGACTTATATACACAACCAGAAAGATATAAAGGAAAGATGTCATTTGAGGCAGGAAGAGAAACTCCAAACCTCGAAGATGTAGATAAGCAAATCTGGAAAAGAATTGTAAATAATTTACCACAAATACTTAAGTCTAAGGGTACAAAAAGAAGTATACAGCAATTCCTTTCTTGCTATGGGATACCTAAAACACTAATGAATATTCAAGAGTTCGGAGGTAGTGCACCAGTTGATGGAATGGACTTCCAGGAACTAACAATGCATAATTATGGTATACATATAAGCGAAAGTGCATATATTGGACTTGGTAGGACAAAGCACGAATCAGACAATGTGGTAGGCCTTTCTACAGATGCAATGCCACAAACAATACAGCTAAGATTTAAGTCATATAGCCAGTCTGGTCAATTAACACCACAATCAGTAATACAATCATCAGCTTATTGGGGTGTACTATTACAACCATCTGGAACTGGTAGCTATGGTTCACTAAAATTTTATTTAGCAGACTCAAGTTCAGACCCAGTTGTTTCTGCATCGGTAGACGGACTACCTTTGTTTGATGGTGATTGGTGGAATATGCAATTATCAACAAATGTACCAGTAACTGCTGGAAATATAGATGTTGTTTATACATTAAGATGTGCTAAGTCTGGTGACCATGAGGATAATGAGATAACACATAGTGGAAGTGCTACACTAACAGTAAATGGTTCAGGTGGGGGACTTGCCGAGGACTACAATGATAGGTTTAACATTTCATTAGGGGCAAATGTGTATGGCTTAGGATATTTTGCAGGCCTGTTTCTTCCATCATACAATAGTACATGGGCAGGACACTTTACAACTGGTAGTGGTTGGACATATAGTACAGATGCTCCTGATATGAACTTTTCAGGTTCATTACAAGAATATAGAGAATATGCAGAAGAGATAAGTGAAGATGTATTCCATAGACATACTATGGCACCAACAGCATATTTTGGCAATCACTATACAAGTTCATATGACACACTAACAAGAAGATTTACACTTGGTTCAGATGGAAATGCATACAATCACCATAACAATACTAATCCTATTAACTCAAGCCACCCAAACCAGGCAAACCCAGCTAGCTATTATTATATTAGTGATACTGCTAAATCGGCTGCTGAATTTTATAATTTTAGAAATGAAACAGATGCTGATGGAAACTATAAGGAGCAGGTAGAGGAACATTATATATCTGCACCAAACTCAATAGGTAATAAGAGAAGTGATAGAAAGATAAGAAGCCTTAATACATATAGTGATGGATATCTTTCTCCAAATAAGACACATGACTCTAGTTCATTAGACTTTGTAGGAAAAGATAGTCATATAGTTCAAGTAGCACTATCACCAACAGACAATACAGATTTAGATATAGCATATCAATTTGGTGAAAATAGAGTTGATGATTTTGTAGGCGATCCAAGAGATAGATATAAAACAACATATCCAATTTTAAGTGAATTAAGAAAAGAATACTTTAAGAAATATTCAACTCAACCTAATATATTTGAATTTTCAAAAATATTAAATTATTTTAATAGAGGATTTTTTAGGCAATTGGAAAATCTCTTACCTGCAAGAGCAGTTAAAAGGGTTGGTTTAATTATAAAACCAAATTCACTTGAAAGGTCAAAGGTTCAAGGTCAACCACAAATGCTGTATTATTCTACTAGTCCATCATCTCAAAGTTTTGATAGCACTGGAATAAGACAAAGAAGTGAATATAGAGAAAACTTTGCATTCGAAACTACAGTATCAGATACAACTTCAAGCTTTATAAGTGGTATAGGACGAGATAAGCTATTCAAGGTTCCTAGAGATAATGATTATTCTACTGCAGATTCATATAGGTCTAATGTTCAAATGTCAAGTAGGGGAAGCTATGGAAGTGGAAAGTATGTATCACAATCATTTTGGAGGACTGGAACAACATCTAGTATAGAAGGTTTTTCTTGGATGGACTCAAGAGCTCTAAGGTCTTGGGAAGGTGTTAGAGATTTTGCAGCAACAGAAAGCCAATTAAGGCACAGAATTGGTAGGTTTGAAAAGCTAAGCGCTGGAACACTTTCATCATACTATAAAGGTTCTAAGTTAAAAGCATCTAGCTTTAATGAACCTGCAGCTACAGGTGATGCAAGATTCCACTCTGTAGATGGTGGGCCTATCGTTTCTTACATATTAATTAAAACAAACCAGCTTATTGTTAAAGAAAGAAGTGGTGATGGTAGCCTAAGGGTTCAATAACGTAACAAAATTTTTATAAAAAGATATTTATATTAAACTGAATATAGGAGAAAATAAATGGGGTATTTAGATAACACAAGTTTAACAGTTGATGCTATTCTTACGAAGAAAGGAAGAGAGCTATTAGCAAAGGGTGAGCTTGAAATTACAAAGTTTGCATTGTCTGATGATGAGATAGACTACAGAATGTGGGATACAGGACACGATCAGGGTTCTGATAAGTATGGCGAAGCTATAGAAGCTTTACCTATCTTAGAATCTTTTCCGTTAGAAGGACAAATGATGAAATATAAGCTTATTTCATTAGGTAAAAATACATTAAGACTACCCGTACTTGAAGTAGGATTAAGTGCAATAACATTAAATAGACCAGGAAGTACACAAATTATTACCCCAACAACTGCGAACATAGCAAATGGAAATTCAGTATTAGGTTATACAGCTACTCTTGGAAATAGTGACTATGCTACATTAAGAGTTGCAGCTGGTGGTTCAATTGGTTCAGCAACAACTGCAGATGTACTTGGTGATGATGCAAAATCAATATCAGTAACAGGTTTAAGGTTTGAGTTAATAGCAAAACAGCTAGCTTCAGATAGCACAACAACACTAACAATAACAGCTAATGAAACTGGAGGAAGCGTAGATATACCAATTACAATTAAGAAGGATGCTTCATTAGATATATTACAAAGTTAGGGAATAGACTATGGCAAAGAGAATTTCAAAATTAAATAGAAGGGCAATCGCACAATCAAAGTCAATAAAAAGAAGACAGCAAATACAAGCAAAGGTGTTTCAGGATTTTGATCAGGAAGATGTAATCGAATCAAATACAAGACTAGCTGTTACGGATGGTATGTGGACTGCTGGAACAACTGGTTCATTAAAGGCAGGTGCATTTTATACCTCATCTGCACAAACATCAAAAACATACTATGTACAAGCATATTCTGATTCTTTAACCACACAACCAGAATTTGCAGTTGCATACGGAAACTATTATGGAAGTAGTTCATTATCTTCTTCTGGTGCATCAATGGGTATGACACCAACAAAGGCAATATATACTCAATATGCAAATTTATTATTAGATGCAACAGATGATATCTTTACAGTAAACGGAACTAATGACTATGAATTCTTTGCAATTACTATTGATAGAAGAAACTATAAGGAGCAAATGAACCCAGGAAACTGGACACTGAAATTAACATCTGGCTCTATGAATGTTCAATTATGTGATGATAGTAGTACTTCAACATCAACTACTCAAGGTGGAAAGAAGGTATATAATATTGTTAGTGGTTCTGATTCTGCTATTCATAATTCAACACATATTTATGGGTTATTCTATCCAGAAGCAGCAACAATGATACTTTCTAAGAGAATATTATTTGCAGGAACACATAACCCAGCTGGGTCAACATTTACAAAAGGCTTCTTTACTTCATCTGCAAATGCAAATCAAGAACATGCAGATAGATTCTATGACTTAATGCACTCTGCTTCTCTGTTTACTGCAAGAAGCCAAGAGGACATTACTTCTGCTCATTACTTCTGTAGAATTAAGAATGGTGATTATAATTTTAGTACAAATCCAACATTTACATTTACTGGTTCTGGTCAATTAAGGCATTCAACAATGGTAAGAGACCCACAAGTATATGTGACTACTGTAGGTATGTATAATGATGAAAATGAATTGGTAGCTACTGCAAAATTAAGCAAACCATTATTGAAAAACTTTACAAGAGAGGCTCTGATAAAGGTTAAATTAGAATTCTAAAGGAGATAGATAATGTCAATTACTTATAAGGATTTACTTCCTGATGACATCTCCATTCAAGACTTCAAAAGCCACAAAGAGTGGAACATTCATTGGCAAAGTACATCGTCTTACGGAGTCACTCAACAGTGGGCTAAAAAGCATAACGGGTACGGTGCATATTATAGTGCTAGCCAATTCTTTGGAAATAATGAATCTGGCCAAGCATCAACTGGTAGTTCAACTACGGGACCTATTTACGATAAATTATTATACTCAAGTCTATTGCAAACGTTTTATATGACTAGCTCAGTTAGTGAGTCATATGTTGCAAAATCTTCTGGCGGGCCATTTGACGGTAATGGTTCAAGTCACACAAGCCAGAATGCTCTCGAATATCTTTCAACAAGAGATACAAATAGATTTTATGATATGGGTGCAACTGCTTTAACAATGTCTGTATTTCAAATTCCATCAAACATTATAGGTGAAGGCATAAAGCCAGGCTCACTTACAATATCACACTCAGCTGGAACTGCTTATGGTGTAGTTGATGATGGCAAAGGAAATCTTGTAAGAGGTGCTGGTGGCGGTGGCACGCAATATGGAAATATATTTTATAAGTCAGGAATTATAGTTTTCACAACTCCAGGTACAGAAACAAATCTACTATATGGTCCAGCATGGGAAGCTGCAAATGGCTGGAGAAATATAAATTTCAAAAGTACATTAACAATGACAGAACACGAGTATTATTGTACAATACAAGATGGTGAATACAACCAGTCCACAAATCCAACAATACTTAGTGGTTCAAACAACGGAACAGCTGCAGGAGCAGAAGGTACTGGTAGCTATATTCTAAAAAGTTTCACAACAAGTAGTGCATTTGCACCTTATGCAACTTGCGTAGGTCTATATAATGATAGAGGCGAGTTATGTGCAACAGGCAAATTAGCAAGACCGCTAAGAATCTCAGACCAATATGATATTAGTATAGTTGTAAGATTCGACGCATAAAAAAATAAAGGGAGGTCACTAGATGGCTAAACAAAATATTGATAAAACACCACCTAAGGGTAGTGTAAGGTTTTCACTTTCTCTTTCATCAGAACAAAAGAAGGCAAAGACAGAAATTCTTAAGAACCCATTTAATTTTATAGTAGGAAAAGCTGGTAGCGGTAAAACACTATTAGCAGTTCAAGTTGCTTTAGACCAATTTTTCAAAAGACAATACAATAAAATTATTATAACAAGGCCAACTATTTCTACAGAAGATAATGGATTTTTACCAGGCTCAGAAAGAGAAAAAATGGAGCCTTGGTTAGTTCCAATTAGAAGTAATATGAGAAAGGTTTACAATAAGCCTATGGTATTAGAAAAAATGGAAACTAGCGAACAAATAGAATTAGTATCACTTGCTCACTTTAGAGGTAGAACATTTGATAATTCTATTGTAATTGTAGATGAATTTCAAAATTTAACAAGGTCACAATTAGCTATGGCAATTGGAAGATTAGGTAAGGACTCCAAAATGATATTTTGTGGAGACTCATATCAAATAGACCTAAAAGACAAAAATTATTCAGCATATCATGATATGGCAAAACTTGTAAACTCTGACTATGTATTTAAGTGTGTATTAAATGATAGTCATAGACATGATGCTATAGATGATTTATTAGAATTATTAAATGGTTATCATTAATATGGCAAATAAAAGTAAAAGAAAAGAAGCAATAGCAAACGGTTATAAAAGTGGTTTCGAGTTTGAAACTGCTAAGATGCTAAAAAGAAAGAAAGTTAAATTTAAGTACGAATCAGAAAAAGTTTCATTTGTAGTTCCTGCTAAGTCAAGGACATATACACCAGACTTTTTTTTATCTAATGGTATTATTATTGAAACAAAAGGTAGGTGGACACTAGAGGATAGAAAGAAGCATCTGTTAATTAAGGAGCAAAATCCTAACCTTGATATACGTATAGTATTTCAAAATGAAAACCAAAAGATAAGAAAAGGTAGTAAAACAACTTATGCTGATTTTTGTAATAAGCATGGCATTTTATTTGCTAGTAAAGAAATTCCTGAAGATTGGTTAAAATAAATTTAAGTAATTCATAAAAATTTATTATATTAGGTACTATGTCAAATATTCGAATAATAAGTTTACTTGAAGGTGTTTTAGGAAAGGGTAGAATAAATAATGATGAGGTCTCATTTAATTGTCCCTACTGTAATCACCATAAAAAGAAATTAAGTATAAATATAATAAGCCAAAAGTGGCAGTGTTGGGTATGCGGTAAAAAAGGCAGAAAAATATACTCAATTTTTAAGAAAGTAAACGCAACACCAGATAAAATAAAGAAATACTATGACCTGGTAGGAGATGCAATACCAATCC